CCTTGGTTTCCTTGAATACCCTGAAGACCTTGGTTTCCTTGAATACCCTGAAGACCTTGGTTTCCTTGAATACCCTGAATTCCTTGAGATCCTGTGGTTCCTTGAGGTCCTTGAGTACCCTGAGTTCCCTGAATACCCTGAATACCCTGGCGTCCTTGAATACCTTGAATTCCTTGAGTTCCAGTATTTCCTTGAATACCCTGTAAACCTTGGGTTCCTGTGGTTCCTTGAGTACCCTGAATTCCTTGTGTACCTTGAGTTCCCTGGAGACCTTGCAATCCAGCAGCGAAAGGAGCAGTCCAACTTACTCCAGTACTTGTAGATACTAAAATACTTCCTGCTGTTCCTACAGTATTATAGGTATCATAAATTCCACCTCTAATTCGAATATCACCATTTACATCTAATTCTTGAGTTGCGTTTGTAGTACCAATTCCAACCTTACCAGTAATCTCCAATACTGTTTGATTTTCAGTATAAGAACTGATACCAACTTTAAGGTTTTTTTGACGATTACTGAGATACTTTGCCATTTGTCTAAAATATTAATTAAGTGTTTCTAAAATACTTGCAACAAATTTTAAATCAGTTGAGTTGCTACCTGATAACAATAACCTATCTCCACTTTCTAAAACTAATTTTCCAGAAAGTAAATTAACAGTATCATTTGCTGCAATTGGATATTGCTTAAGCATTTCTGTAGTTACTGCTATTCCAGCAACTGTTCTTTGATGTGATAAAGAAACATCTGCTGAAGATCCACTAATATTTGCAACCTGAGCCAAAAGAACAACTCCAGTGTATCCAACAGGAGCTGTATAAATTCCAACAGGATTGGTTGTAATGACCGAGGTAACAGTCTGGAATACGTTAAGTGCTAATGCCATTTTATTAATCTCCCCCTAATGCTAGAATAAATGGTGTTAATGAAGAAAACAAACTTTTGGAGTAAAATGTTCCAGTAATAGTTCCAGTCTGTTGATTTACAACAACACCATCACCAATTCTAAAATTACCGGACTGATCAGTTGATGTAAACACAACTAATCCACCATTCCTAGCATCAGTTTCATTTTGTTGAATAGGAACTCCACCAGCAGAAGGAAGGGCTGTATCAATATTAGTTCCAGATCCAACATATTCTAAAGAATGTCCAGATGCTAATAATCTACTTTGTTTGAAAAATGGAACTTCAGTACCAACTCCAACCGCATAAGGAACATTATCACTTATTGTAATCGTACAAATTCCAGAAGAAATTGGAGTGCAGGAATTAATTACATAATATGTTGGGACTAAGTTAACTATAGCCGTTGCTGTATTTATTCCTATATTTGGACTGCTAATTGTAACTGATGGAGGATACAAATATCCTCTCCCACTCGAAACAAGTTCAATTCCAACTATTGATCCATTTTTAACCTCTGCAACACCAGAAGCTGGCACTCCCCAATCAGATTCTGGTGGGGAAATTGTAACATCAGCATTCGTGGTGTATCCAGTTCCTCCCGCAGAAACTGAAATACTGCCGACAGTATAGTAAAGATCTCCAAAATAAATTACTTGTCCGTCAAAAGGTCTGATTACATCAATTTTTGCAGTTCCTCCAGAAACGTAAACTTGATCTGGTGTTGTAGAAACTCCAACGTTTAGTGTAATTTGATTTGCTGATGGGACAGATTTAACATCAAACACATATCCATTTGTTCCACTTGGATATAAAGCAGTAGTTCCAGTACTTGTGCAAGTAAATAATAAGTTGCTTAAACTTACCCCCATCCCAACAGTAAAGTTATGATTTGATGAAGTTGTAACAGTTACTATTCCAGTTACATTATTATAAACTGCTGTTGAAATGTTATAAGTTGGGACATTTAAATCCAGTACAAAAGTATCAGAATTAACAGGTGCAGACTCAGTAATAATTCCAGTATATTTTCTTGGACCTACTCCATCTGCAACTAATGCATAATTTCCGAATGATGAATTGGAGTTTGTTAAATCACAAGCACCACCAGAACCACAGAAAATTGCAATATCATTACAAATAGTAAATAATGAAACTAATTGAGCGTATCCTCCATTAGTAATAGAAACTCCTATACCACCTTGATTGTATTGGGTAAATGAGTCTGTAACCATACTTCTGGTAGGACCAATTGCGTGATTACCATCAATCTTTAATCCAATACTGTTTGGAATGAAATTTGTGCAGTTTCTAACATAGGGTGATTGATCAAAATATCTAATAGTATTTGGATTAAATGCCGCTATTCCAGATCCAGGATCCATAGTCCCGGTGAAAGACATTTCTGTAAGATAGTTACCTGGAGAAAGGTGAAACAAGTCCCGATTAGGATTTAATGGAGTGACCGATACTTCCCTTAAGCTATCTCCAACTATACTAACCTGCGGAGGTAACTCAATTGGATTATCTTCTATATAATTTCCAGCAGCAACTTTAATAACAGTTCCTTCTGCTGCTTCTGCAACTGCTCCTTTGATTGTTGCCTTGGCATCTCCAAGTTTTTTTCCTGTGTTTGTATCGCTTCCGTCTTTTGTGACATATAAAATATTAGTAACTGATGCTCCAGAACCTACTCTTACAATGTCGGTTCCTATTCCAGATCTTTCTCTTCTTAAAAATAATTCTGCATCATAAGAGTTTAAGGCTATTTCACCAGATGACAATTGATCTACCGTTGGCCTTTTTCCAGGTAGTGAAGATCTTTTTATTCTGATTATTGGTCCAGCCATTCACTAACCCCATAAATGGTATTTACCGTAAAACACTCTTATATAAGAGGTTTTTATTATTTATCAAATATTTAAATACAGAAGTAACAATCAAACAAAATCCCCACTATCTTGTTTAGGGGGTTTTCTATTCTTTTTTAATTTTTCGTTTTCATTATTTAAAATTTCAACAGTTTTTCTTAGACTATTAATTTGAGTTTCTAAGACAATGTTCTGGTTGAATAATTCAAACGCTTTTTGTTGATATGCTGCTATTACTGCTTTATAATCTTCTTCATTCATAAAAAAATAGGGGAGTATATACCCCCCTATTTAGAAATATATTAATTAATATCAAACAAAACTTCCACCATCAACTACAATATTCTTAAGATGCAATTCATTATTTGCTTGATTACAACCGATTACTTCAACTGGCGATCCACCTGCACAAGAGTTATTGATCCAAAGGCTTCCAATCTCAATTGGAGCAAAGGAAGAAACTGAAATAGATGGAGCAGTTGTATCAATACCAACAACCGCAGGATTATCTGAATTAGCAGCAAATTGGAATCTCTTTGCGCTATATTCCCAAATAACACCAGCAGTTTTAGCAGTTCCAGCTTCACCATAGTTCATTAAAATTCCAAGATCCCAACTTGTATTATCGGGAGTGGTTCCAGTCTGAATACCGAGGGTGATGGTTCTATCATAAACTGTTAACTCAGTCGTATTAACCTGAGTTGTTGTTCCATTAACAGTTAAGTCGCCAGTAATTACAAGTCCTCCGCCAATAGTTGCGATAGAACCGGTATCAGAAATAATTGAATTAACTAACTGCTCATTAGTATCATCCCATTTTTGGAGATAATTATCTGTTAATGCTCCTGCATTTCTGAAAGCAACATTATCAGATGAAATTGTAATACCAGCGCCAACATTAACTTCAAGTGTAGGTGTAGAACCTTCCCCAGTTGCGTCACCACTTAATCCATTACCTGCGGTAATAGTTTTAACATAATCACCATAAGTATGAGTTCCAAGTCCAACTACATCATTTTGAAGAGTTGTTACAATATCAATACTTTGTGAACCGTCAAAATATGCAGTACCAGTTACAATTCCACTAACTGCAATATTTCTTCCAGTATTAAGAGTATCTGCACTTGAAGCATTTCCATTAAGGTCAGCATTAATCGCATTAGTAAATGTTGCTACTCCAGTAACACTGAGGTTCTCAAGTTCTGTAAGACCTGTAACATTTAAACCACCTTGAGCATAAAGTTGTCCAGTAAATGTTCCAATACCAGATACATATAAACTATGAAAATCATTAGGATCAAGACTTAGAACCTGCTCTAAAGCTGCTTTTGTAGTCGCATCAATAGTTGAAATTCCAGAAAGAACAACACCATATTCATTAATAGAAAGGACGGTTGTTCCTGATCCAATCGAACCAACGTGATATGAAGTTGAAGTTACAATTCCACTAAAATCAGCATCAGTTCCATCAATATAAGTAATTGTAGTAATTCCAGTTAAAGTGGAATCGCTGAATGTTGCCGATGCACTGACACTTTCCCAGGAAAGAATACCATTCGCATCTGCACTTAAAAAGTGTCCAGTACCTCCAGGAGCAGTTGAAGGTAAAGTATAAGTTGTGACTCCAGTGTGAGAATCTGGAGATTTTATATTAATACTTCCAGTATCTGAAGGATTGACAAGTTTTAAAACTGCCGAATGTGATCCATTCTCTCTTTCCCAATATCTAGAACTACCGAAGAACTTATTGTCCCCTGCAGTTCCTCCAATACCAATATAAAGATCTGATTTGTCAGTTGTAAATCCTGGCTCACCTGCTCTTAGCCCAGGTAAATTTACAAAAAGACCTCTTTTAAGTTGAATTGTTGGTGCTGGTGCTGGCATTTTTACCTCTGCGTAAAATATAAGATTTGATATCGCTAAATCAAATCAAACCAACAATTACTAATAATATTACTAAAAAAAAACTTCAGTCTGTATGTATTTATTTATATTTTTTTAAAACGTTCCTGCATCTACATCTATTCGATTATCTAAATCAATATCTACCCTATCTAAGAATGCGGTTGCAAATCCAACCAATCCAGGTTGTAATGTTTCTGTAGATGCAGCTGCATTTAAAACTTCATCTGGGTTGACTAATTGATACTTTCCAGTTGCTCCATTATACATTATAACATATTTGTCATTTTTATTTGTAGGGTCAAAATCTATTAAATCCTGAAATCTTGCTGGCACTTGAACACCCCCAGTAGTAGCAACAACTTTGAATTTTGGTTTTGAACTAAGTTTTATATTAAATTCTGCCATTATGCAATACTCTCCGAAACAATAATTGTTCCCTCAACAACTTTAGTTTTTATATTATCAGAAATATCTGGACTAATAATGGTAATATCAAAGTAATTTCTACCAGGTGTTAATAGTGAAGTTGTAGTTTTTCCCATAGAAATATTTACCTCACCAGTTGCAGTCGTAATACCAACGGTAAAAGAATGGTATGTGGGTGAGGATGGATATTTTCTTATTTTAGAAATCCCAGTATAATAAGAAAGAGTTAAAGGGGATGAATCTGCTTCTAAAATTTTAAAAGTTGCATCAAAATCAGTCCCTCTTTCAATAGTTAAACTGTTAATTTCAGCAACTGCCATTGGAATAAAATATTTTTAACTATTTATCTTCTGAATTTTCTTTCCTTTGAGATTTTAAAAGTTTTGATAGTTCCGCAGTTGAACCTACAAAAAGAGCATTAGTAACATTTGTAGGTCCAGCCTGTTTAACCTCTTCAATATCTTTCAAATTCTTATGTAGATTAATTAATTTATCTGTGGCATCAGATACACTTTTGATTAACTGCCCAGCAACTTCATATGCCCTTGCAGATTCTGTTTCTTGTGCAACTTCAAGTATTCCATTAATCAACTCTTGTCCCTTTTCTACCAGAGAATATATGGTTCCCCTTGTATATTCATAATCATTTTTTAAGTCAGTATTTCTTTGGTCAGAACTATCCCCAATCACTTTGGGAATAATCGAAGAATCTTCTTCTGAACTTTTATGAATTATTTCTCCAGATACGTTAAAAATATCATCTAATTTATTATAATCTTTATCCATAAGAATCAAAATGCAGATCCACTAAAACCAAAGTCATCTCCGAATTCAATAAGTGAATTATCCGATTCTGTAATTAGTTTAATAGATGTTCCAGAAACGTGATCTAAAATTGGAGTTCCGTAAGAACCTCTAACTACAGTCAAAACATTTCCAACTTTTTTAGTTACCTGCATTGTTTCATCATTTAGAACAATGTAAGATTTTGCTGGAATTGAAGATGAATTGTTTACAGTTATTGAAGAATCTGCTGGTCCAATATTCTGAGACAACGTAGCAACCGAACCTTCTGAATAACTAGTGGTTGCAGTAGGTTCGACCGAATAAGTAAGATCCCTTGTAGTGGAGCGTGAATCTCCAGCAACAAGACCAATGGTAACTTTTTTGATAATATCTTTGGATACTCCAGAAACAATAGGACCAAAAAGGTAAGTTTTTGCAGTAAATCTGAGGGTATAAATCAATGCTCTTCTAGTATTAAAATCACCTTCGTAGGTGTCATCCATACTAATATTTTCCAAAACAATCGGAATATCTCTTTTTTCTCCGATAGTTTTAACCAAATCTACAGTTAGATTATATGATGGTTGAAAATATGGTAAAATTTGTTCAATGATTTGAAGCATATCATCGTTTAATTTGCACATTATGCTCAGTTCAAAATCCATATTATATGGAACTGGCATATATGCTTTTTTAATATCAGTTTTATCTTCAACAGAAGAAGTTAAAAACGTTTGAGTTGTTGTTAATTTTCTACCAGGATCATAAGAAAGACCAACAAATTCAAAAGACATTCTAGGAAGAGACATCTGAACTGGTGCATTCAGATTTGGTTGTTGCTCTAATCTTGCTAGAAATTTTTGTGTAGGTCCATATGCAAGAGGAACTTTAATTACAGAGGTTACATTCCCAGCATCATCAAAATGCTTGATTGATATGTTATTGAATAATGTTCCGAATGAAACTATAGTTCTTCGAAATATTTCGTGATAGTAATATTCAAACATTGTAACCTCTTAATTATGGATTTCCAAAAGGATTTTTTTCACTAAAATCTAAAATTTCATCTGCTTCTTCTTCAATAATATCATTTTGAGCGAATTTACCCCTCGCATTCAATTTATCTAAAGGATCTGCTAGATTGTCAGTATTTATACTTCTAACAGCATAAACTGCTCCGGATTCAGATCCAATTATATTTTCTCCAGGTTTAAAGTTTCCGGTAATATTTGATACTTCTAGTATTTTAGTTTGAGAATTCCAAGACTTAACTCTACCCTTAACGTTACTAACACTTCCAGTTAATTTTTCATTATAAATGTAAGTTCCAAAACCTATCATAATATTTGGTGCCCCTATCTGAACCGAAGTGGAAGTATATCCTAATCCAGAATTTGTAATTCTAATAGAACTTACGGATCCAGATGCAGAAAGAACTGCTGTTGCTGCTGCACCAACACTGGAAATTCCTGTAAATGTAATCAAAGGTGGGGAACTATATCCAGATCCGGGATTTGTCACTGTAATAACACCTACAATTCCGTCTCCAATAACTGCCTGAGCTTTAGCACCAGAACCCCCACCACCAACAAAAGTTATTTTTGGAGGAACTGTATATCCCGATCCTGCATTTGTAAGTTGAATTGCTTGAACACGTAAGAGTTTTGGATCAGATTCGCATAAATCAACTATCCCACTAATCATAACTGGAACTCCAGTAGCAGTTACTCCACCGGGAGGAGCTGAAGAAAATACAACCCTAGGTGCCTCAGTATACCCAGAACCTCTATTAGTTATAGTAACGTATCTTACGCCACCATTTACAATAGATGCTACAGCAGATGCAGTAGATCCAATACCAATCATTTGAATTGTTTGAATATATCCTTCATTTTCAATATTATCATCAATAAAGTCTATATTAGTATCAATAACTTCATCTTCGTATCTAAACAGTTCACAGGTTAATTCATAAACATAGTTTTTTTGAAGTTGATAGAATGGTTTTTCGTGCTCAACATATTTTATTTCAAATAAACGATCTCCTAATGGGAAGTAAATTAAATCACCCTCTTTAGGGCGAGTTGCAAGTTTAACATCAGGTAATTTTTCCATCAATGGTGTAATATAATTACTAAATCTTTCTTGTGAAATTATGATTTTTAAATCATCCAGTTCCTGAATGCCAAATTTGGATAGAATAGTTCCTTGACCACCATATCCATCATATGAATCAACGTATGCTTCAATTGGATATGCAAAATTAAATTCAGACTCTATAACTTCTTTAATAATAGTTTTTTCAGTTACATATTGTCTGGGTAAATAATATACGTCAATACCATACATTCTAATAGATTCATTAATCAGGTCTTGTAATAATCCTTGTTCTGATTTGGAACCGTTTAAAAAGAATGAATTTAGCATTGGTTTATCCGATCATATCTAAAGGTGGAAGTTCATAAGTAGATGACATCTTGTCCATCAGAGTATCAATTTCCCTCTGAGCATCCTCAACAAGAGTTCTTCCATCCAACTCAACACCACCTGGAAGTTTCAATCCTCTAAATTTATTTGAAATATTATATCCCCATTGCCTTTTAATGAGAGCAGTCAAATATGGTTTTAAGAAAGAATCATTCCAAACTTGAGTAAAATCAGTTGGGTTCATTACTTGATAACAATCAATAATCAACCATTGCCCTGCTCTTAAACCAGACCAATCTATATCAAGGTATAATCTATCTTGTCTTTTGTTAAACCTAATTTGCTTTTGAGTATTCAATAACCAATCAATATCTTCAAGATATCTTTTAACCATAGTATAAGTCAATAACTCTAGAGATCCCCAATAATATACATCGTTTAGAAACAACTGATATTTAAGGCTGAACATTCCACTTGAAATGGAATTAGTTCCTTCAAATTGATAAATTTTATTAACACCGATTACATTAGATGGGACTGGTAAATAATTACTATTTTCTTTGTAATCGTATTGAGTTGTAACTCCATTAATTGTATTATTTGTGGTGGTAGTGGTAATACCAATTTTCCCCCTACCCCTATCAATATCTTCTTGACTAACTTGATATTTTAGATAGTTTTGAATTACACCGTCAAAATGTCTTTCTTGAAAAAATTGTATAGCGTCATCAACAAGATCTTCTATTTGCTCTTGGGCAACATTGATCTCTAAAACTGGTGCTCCCAATTTTCTTAAACAATAGTCTATTAGTCCTTGTCTTGATGATGGTTGTGCCATTATAGTTTAGAGACAACTTCTTGCTGTTTTAAATATAATCTAGCATATGCTTTTGCAAAATTTTTAATTAATTCAATATCATCTATACTATCTATATCTCTAGAGATTTTTTCATATTCAAAAAGTTTACTAATATTTTCTAATGCAATTTCATTAGGATCAATCATTTACTAAATTCCTCAGTAGATTTTTAATTTCATTAATATCATTCTTAAGACTATCTAAATCATCCTCAATTTTCTGTATTTTTTGCGACTCTTTTTCTTTAATCGCTTTCATTTTCAAATAATTATCATAATCAGAAACATTTGTGTTTATAATAGATTTTGTAGTTTCATCCCTTAAAAGATGATCATATCCCTGAACTTTACTATATTTCATAATACTATGCCAATGCAATAACTCTAAGATCTCTCAATCTTGGTGGATATACTTGAATGTTTGATGTTGTAACTATTTTAATACTAAAGTATCTAAATGAAGCAAGATTATCTATACTAAACTCATAATCTTCAAAGTAATTTTGAGAATTTCCATTTCCAAAAATGTCATTATTGGGGACAAATTTATCTGGAGTTCCATCACTATTAGTAATATCAATAACTTCTCCAGAAATAATTCTATTTTTATATCCTGGGAATGGATAGTAAATAGGAATTTCTGTAGGATCCTTAAGAATTGAGTAAAATACTCTTATATCAGAGTTTCTATTAATATATCCTGTAAGGTAAACTCTCAAAGAAGTCGCAGCAACTTCTAAACTAATTGGTTTAGTTGCATATACAAATGCATTTGGATCTTTGGCCAAAGATGATGGTCTGGAATCATTGACATAATCAGAAACTGGATTATTAACTCTATTTGTTACTAAAATAGCACCAACCCTGTCAAGATCAATAATTGGAGTTAATCTATTGTTTTGAGTGCTTAAAAATGCTCTAACTTCTAAAGATTTATTTGCAGGTAAATTGGTTAATTTAGTCTGCTCATTAATCTTAGAACAAATTAAGCGGCTGCTAGTAGTGTAATTATTTACATTAAAATCAACTCTTTCATATCCTTGATCAACAAACGAAGGTTCAACACCACCAACACTAGTTGCAGAAATCGTTCTCATATCAGAAACAATGCTTGTTTGTGGTAAAGTCATAACCTGAATATTTGGTTTAATAATTTCAAATTGAATATTTTTAGTTGCCTTAACATTTCTTCCACCAGTTGACTTGGATTCATAGAAATACAAACTACCCAAAGATGCAGATCTATCAGATGTATCAATTTTTAGATGGTAGTAGTCTAAACCAATAGGATTTAAAACATTTGCATCTTGAAGTTCATGAGATTTATTAATTCTCCTTAAAGAAACTCCATTCAATTCATACTTATAAACATTAGTATCGGCAAAATATGATTGAGATTGGGTGTTATCTAGAGCTCTAGTAATACCAACTAAATTGTTGTTAGAAACTTGAGTGTAACGAATAATCTCATTATTAATCATTGCATAACCTGGATTAGTATCAGATACTGGTACATTTTCAAATACTTTAAACTGTTCTGCAGAATCTAATGGAATTGATGTTATTGATCCAGTTGAGGTGAGATTTGAAAGTAACTTCGATGGAGAAACATCAGATTCAACATTTGAAATTATTACCGTGTTAATTTCAGAATGCATTCCATGATTTGGATGATTTACTTTAATATGCGTACCATCAGTTACAACCTCAAGGTCCTCGATATAAACAGGAAGACTAGATCCCCAGTTTAAATCAGTATTAATTCCAGAGTTTCTAGTATATCTTAGAGTATACCCAGCTCCGACCAAGAAATCACCTTCTACATTATCAATTATAAGTTGATTGTATGAAGATATGTCATCTACAGTGATTAATAAGTTTCTACCTAGAGGTTCGTCACCAAGTTGATCTACTGAAAGAACATCTCCTTTTTGATATCCATATCCACCATTTCTAATGGTAGCAGCAATTGCAACTCCATTATTACCATTAGCATCTGCTCCTATTGTAATGTCAGCAGTTGCATTTCTACCACTTGATGTGGAATTTGCCAATAAAACATTTAAGTATGTAAATGCAGTTCCATTTGAAGGTGTATATCCAATTCCAGAATTTGTGATTGAAATACTTGAAACTGACCCAGCAGCACCAACATAATTTCCAGTTGCTCCAGTTACTCTTTGAACAACAGTACTTCCAAAATTAAATCCAGGATCACTTAATGTGCTTGAAATACTTACTTTTATTTTTTTAGAAGAAATTTCGAGGGGATTGTTACTAAGAATAGAAATATGCCCATTATTTTCAGTTAAATCTGGACTGAAGAAACTTACATTTCCACTTGGTTCAAAAACTGCAGAGTACAATGTAAATTTAAGATCTTCAAATTGACTTGGTGTCCAAGTTGATGCATTTTGAGATTTAAATAATACACCTATTTTACTAATCTCTGGTTGATTTGCAATAATTACTCTTCCAGATTCTGGTAAAGAAGCTGTAGTAATATCAACTTCACCCAGTCTTGAAATCCAAGCGTAATAATCAGTAGAGTCTGATTTTAAAACTAGAGCATGTTCAGAATTTCCTTTTAGGAATATTGGTGCTTTAAATTCAACTCTAGTCGCGACTGATCCATCTTCAGAAACTTGTATATTTTCTGGATCTACTACAATTTGACCAAATGGATAAATTTCTCCAGTTGGAAGACCTAAAGACATTGGACGCAATTCAACAATTAATGGAAGAGTGTCGTCTTTAGATTGTAAGAATAGATCTACCGCAGTTATAAATCTTCCTTCAGGTGCTGTGATTGTAAATGATTGAGCTAATGGATCTAAACCTACCGGAGGTATCATATTAGTAGAAGCGGTAGATGTCGACTCTTTCCACTTTAAGAGGAAAGCGCCAGGAGCTCCAGGACCTCCAGAACCTCCGTCAATACCACCACCTCCACCTCCACCATATCTTCCTCCAGAACCTCCATTTTTGTTTCCACATTCTGGAATTTCTCCAGCAGTACCACCCGACCCAGCAAATTTAGTTCCGTTTCCACCAGATCCACCAGTTTTAACATTACATCCCACTCTGTCTCTATCTTGAGAGTGACCACAGTTTCCACCACCTTCTAGACCGGAACCACCTCCGTAACCACCTCTCCTATCATCTGAACTTTCATATCTTCCATCCTCACCCTTTCCACCACCACCACTAGTTTCTCCACCAAATCCCTTGGAAGAACTAGATGCTCCTTTACCACCCCTTGCAATTATGTTTTTATTTACAATATAGCTAGCTTGACCATCCTCTGCCTTAACATTTGTGGTTGCCCCTCTTCCTCCAGCACCTACTACTACAGTAAGAACTTCTCCGGGGGTGACTGTAACAATTCTAGAACATGCTCCAGATCCTGCACCACCACCAGATCCTTTTTCAGAACTTCCAAAACCACCGCCACCGCCACCGCCAACGCCAGTAGCTGAGATTGATGTAACACCAGGAGGAACTGTAAAAGTATAAGTTCCTGGGGTTGTGAATAATTTAAATTGCTCAATTCTAGTCGAAATTGGACTAGGTGAAGGACTTGGTCCTGGAGAAGGACTTGGTCCAGGTGAAGGACTTGGTCCTGGAGAAGGACTTGGTCCAGGTGAAGGACTTGGTCCTGGAGAAGGACTTGGT